AAAGAGGAAAATCCTATTATATTAAAAAATATAATTCCTAATACAAGTATTTTTCTCATTTACAGTATGACTCCTTTATCTTTTATAATTTTATTATACTAGAAAAAAATTAAAATATCCAGTTTAATTGTTATTATTTTTTTATAAAAATTCATTATACAAAAAAGCCGACGCTGTGGATACGCCGACTTATTTGCTTTTTGGAGAGAAAAGAAATCATTTTTCTGTAACTCAATAAAATCAATATTCATTTCTTTTAAGTTAACCAATTGTTAACCAATTTCAATTTTATTAAAAAATATTGTTTTAAAATAAAATATATGTTAAAATGAAATTGACTGAACAAGTTTCCCTTATTTGTTTAGTTTCATTACAATTTTTGGCTGCCTCTTGGCAGTCTTTTTTTGTAAATAATAAAATATAGATTATAATATTATTGAGGTGATTATATGTTGTTAAGAACAGGAGAACAGCTTGAGAATGACTTGTTTCATATATTTGAGACAGTCGAACTGGATTATGAGGAAGTAGAAAAAAAAGTAAAAATAGATGCTGGAATAATAGAAAGCATCATTTCAGGAAATGAATTTTCTTATATAAATGAATGGCTAAAGCTCATAAAATTTGTGACTAAAGATATAGATTTTATTGAATCCAGTGACACGATCATGCAAATACAGGAAAATATTTTCCTGTATGGAGGAAAGAAACTATACAAATTAAAACATAAGAAAAGAAGTCGTAAACATATAAAATTTATTGAAGTGATAGACTATGAAATAACAGAAGAAGATGATTTCGGAACTTTTCTAACACTTTCAGAAATACTCATGCTGTTTGAGTTCCAGAACAGCATTATATAAAACAAAAAGAGCCAATTAAGGCTCTTTAGTTTAACATTATGCTACTATTAAATTCTTTCTTCCAAAACTAGGGTATTCTCTATTTACATTACACTTTGCACTATTAAAAATTACTATTATAACAAACTACAATATTTACATTACAATATGCTACTATTAATATAATAAATTATACCCCTTTTCCTAAAAAAGTCAAGGGGTATTTTCATTATTTACATGCCAGTTTTACATCAGCAACTGCATCAGCTACAGCTGCAAAACTATTTTCTCTTAAATAATTGTGTATAAGAACACATTCTTTATACAATTCTGCTTTTTGTTCTTTTGTTTTGTCGAGTATATTTCTAAATTGTCTTTGCTCATATTGATATATGCTGAAACTCAATTGTTCAAATTTATCTTTTATTTGAAGAACGCCATTTTCGTTTATTATTAGTTCTCTTCCTAATATGTCGTGCTTATAAAAATCTTTTAACATTTCTTCTTTCTTTAAAAAAGCTTTTCTTAACTCTTCTAATTTTTCTTCAGTAAAATCTTTCTCTGATATTATGTTTAACAAATTTTCAAATGTTTTAATATATTTCTTTGTAACTTCGTGCATTTCAAATTGTTCTCTAAAAAAGCTAAATATATTTAATTCGTTTTGAAAGTGATCGTCCAGTTTCCCGTTATCTTTTAAATCATCTAAATCTTCGTTAAGAATTGTATTTCTCACATCTTCAATTATTTTGTTTTCTAATACTTTCATATCTGCCAACTCCTATAATTTATATTTTATTATACCTCAAATCCCAAAATTTTCAATAATGCGTCTGGCTTACTACCGCCAGTTTCTTTTAATTTCATATTTACATATTCCAATTCCTTTTCTGTAAATCTTACAGTAAAGGCTTTGTCTCGTTTTGGTTCACTTGTTTTTTTTCTTCCACTTCCCAGGGGCTTTGGTCTGCCTTTTTTAGCCCCCCTTGTTTCCTTTTTTTCTTTCATGCTACCTCCATGTTAAATATATTATAATACTTAAAATTACTAGCCAAGTCGCAATGCCAACTATTTTTTCAGTTGTTGTTGCCTCTTTCCAGCCTGATTTTATTCTAAAATTGATTTTCATATTATTTTCTGATATAATGGCTTATAGGTCAGGGGCAAATGCCCCATAACCTATTTAAACACAATTTTGATATAGAGCTTTAAAGGAATTAACCTGAATTCAATTGTAATTTCCTTTATTGCTCTTTTTGTTTTAGCCATTTATCTTTCCACCTCCTTTCTACATATATATAGTAACATATTTTTATGTAAAATGCAAGTGTTTTTGATAAAATATTTTTATTTTTTTACAAAAAAAAGCAGAAACTTCGTCCTGCCTTTAATCTGTTAACTCTTTTATTCTTTTTATTAAGTTGTTTTGAAAATGTTCTGTATGCTGCTTTACTGTCCTTTTAGCTATTTCATAGTCAGATTGTTCTGTTTTTTCTTCTTTTAGTGCTTGCAATATAGTGTTAAGTTCATCTTTTAAATCCATTGTAGCCTCTTGAAACATTTCGAAAAATACTTTAAATGCAATTTTGTCAGTAATATCTTTCAGTTCATCCTCAAATTTTAACATTTTAGTATTAATATAGTTATCAATCTCAAATATTATGTTATTGTATCTATTCTTTATATTGTTGTTCTGAATAAAGAATAGATATTTATTTTCTATGCTCCATCTTAACCCTTTTACCTGCAACTCCAGCATTAATTCAAGAGCTTTTCCTGAAATAACGCCTTTATTGTGATTTTCAAAAAATGTTTTAATTGTTTCCATTGTTTCCGTTTGTTTTTTGATGTAAGGAACTATGTATCGCCAAAGTCCTATTCCTAACATTACAATAATAACAAGACTTAAGCCATGATTTTCAATATATAAGAATATGTTTTTGGTGCTCTCCATTGCTATTCCTACTTTCTTCCTAGATAGTAAATAAACCCAGCTCTGGCAAGCAACTCCCTATCGCCTTTAAAATTGTCGCGATAGTTAATATCAGCATATATGTTCGACCTTGAATAATCACGCTTATAGTCAATAACATTAAAATTAAGCTTGTTATCAGTAGCAGAGAGCTTTCCACTCTCTACCACTTTTTCAATTGCTTTATCTACTACCTTGTCAGTTGTTTTTTCAATTATCTCTTCTGTTTTCTGCTCCAGTTTTTCTACTATTCTTCCATTGCTGGAGCTTTTGCTAAACCCGCCGACTTATCTTCGTTTAATGCTCTTTCTATTTCTCTTGCTATTGCATGTTCATCAATCAATCTGTCAACAGTCGGTCTTAACCGTGGAGGAAATGCTTTCAAGACTAAGTTTTGCACTCTTAAAACAGCTTGAAATAAGACTTCATGATTCGGTTTTGTGCCTTTAAGGATATCTCCAAAAGCAATCCCTTGCGGAATAAATTTCGTAACCAATTTAACTACTTTTCTATTTATCAAAAATTTATAAAGTTTGATAAATCCTTTTCCTAAGATTGTAACTAAGTAAGCTCCTGCTGATACTCCGATTAAATTCAAAACATTTTGTCCTGCTCCGTTTGCCATTTGTAATAAAAATTCTTTCATTTTTAACATCTCCTTTGTCTTATTTAATTTATTTTGTGTTGTAAGCCATGTAATAGGCTTAAATTTTAATTCTTTTTGTTTCTTTGAGCTTTTATACCTAATTCCTTTTTAAATTGCTTAAAACTTAAATATTAAAGTTTAAAAATTCTCTTTCAGAAATTTTTCTTTTCTTTCTACCCTGTTCAGCCAACCTTTCAGGAAAACCCGTTGAGTTGGTCTGCTGGCGACAATGCTATGATAAAATCTACGTTGTAACTCATGATAGACTTGCATAAACTTGTCAGCATCTACATGATTTAAAGCAAATAATGTCTGATTCCCAATCTTACCATCTACAACTAATTCAGAACTATTGATAATATTAAGTGCCTGCTGTGCTTTTTTAGCACCCCATGTCCCGCTATTCACTATCCAGTCACATATGGATAATGCTATCTTGTCATTAACCACTTCATTAAGCCTATTTCTGTGATAATACTTTTTGTCATATATATCACGTGCAATTTCAATCGGCATATCTCTCATATGACCTTTATAGCCATATCTACGAGCTTCAACCTCAATTATTCCGTACTTTGTTTTTCCTCCTGAATCGTATTTGTCATCGCTGTATCCACCCTCTACTTTAAGTAAATAATCAAAGATTTTTTGAAATCTATCCATTTATATCACTTCCTTTCTTAATTTTTAAAAAAGTCATTTACATCAAGCTCTAACAACTGCTCAATCGTGTATCTTTCAAGACCAGTTACTGCTGTTTGTTCTGCCATGTCAGCAACTTCGATTATGTTTTGTATTTTTTCAGCTAAAACTTTTAATTCCACTTTGTTTAACTCAACAAATTCAACTAAACCTTTATCATTTTGTGCCTTTATTTTTTCTATTTTATCCTGATCCAGCACCCACATCAGGGATATTTTAAGTGATAGCCTATTTCTATTTTTTTCATTGTTTTCAAAAGTGTATTTCTTCCCTGCTTTTTCAATTTCTATTGTCTGATTTAAATAATTAGACTTTGCTTCTGCCAAATCTTGCAACAATTTGTCTTTAAGTTCTTTTTTTCTTTCATTCAGCAAAGTATTATCAACTTTCCATTTTTTGTTTTCTCTATCCCAAATGCTCCAGTCATTCGGCTTTGTAACTCTTTTAACAGACTTAGACTTTTCGTCTAAATACTCTCCGTCTGCCAAAAAGAGCTTTCCAGCAACAATTTGCTCATACTCGTTCATTTCCCTTAATTCGCCTGTTTCTGCATCAAGAACAGGATTTATGAGCAACGATGTTGAAAAAACCATTGTTTCCGAATTCCAATCCGGAAAAAACAAGTTAGGTTCTTCCTTAAATTTTTCGACACCTAGCGTCATTGGTTGAGCTATTAGCTCTAATGTGTTTTTATTGTAAATGTAAATTATCATGACTTACCTCCTGTATTTTTTTTATTTTATTTTTACATAATCGTTAAAAGATACTAATCTATAAAATATGTTGCTGAGCCTTTAAGTACGTTGAAACGTCCTAAGTGGGCTCCCCATATTGTTATATTTGTCGGATTAATTTGCATTCTAGTCGCCCCGTTAAATCCTGGAGTAAGAGAAGACGAAGCAAGTGCAGCTTCAAATCCGTAACTTTGAGAAGTCGGACGGAACTTTGTAGGAATTTCTAATAGTTGTTGATTTTCATGAAAAGTAATATTATTTCCGTCATTCTGTAATCTGACCATAACTGTTACAGTCTTACCTTTTCGAGTGAAAATTACATCACCATTTGCCACTTGAATTCTCTGATTCTCAATTTCGTATAAATTTTCCACTTTATCTGAAAGTGGCTTATTAGATATAGCTCTGAATTTTGAGCCGTCATTGTAAGTCAAGCTATTATTCACAATGCACTCATAATAATATTTCAAAGCTTTATCATAGTAAAATTTCCCTGTTGTTTTTGCTCCTGCGTCCTGGATATTTCCACCAAATTCCAGTCCAATTATTTCTGCCAGTCTTTTTCCCTCTAAAACTGTGTCTGTTTCTGTTCCTAATACATTCCCACTATTCAGATAAAAAGCATTTTGATTATAAGTAATAAAGTAATATCCTTTTGTTCTTAAACTTCCTTTTTTTACTGTTTCATTAGCTCCATTTTTTACCAAATATAATGGATATTCTGAGTCATTAATATTTATCACTGAATTGTTGTACTGATTTTCATTATCAATTTGCAATAACAATTTCAATCCATCAAACAGTCCAAACTCTTTTAATCCATTTACAGACACTGCATATATGTCTTTATCTGTTCCAGTTGTTCTGACTGTTTCAACAAAAGGAATTAATCCTTTTTGAAAGTTATTCAGAATATCAGATGTAAGAGTCGTTCCAATCTGTGTTGCAGTTTGTTCCCCTTGCCATTTATGTCTTACAAGTCCAGCACCTACATCATCAGCTTTTTCTACTTTGTACACATCCAAGTTAGTTCCGAGCCAATCTTTTATCTTTTTAAACATTATCTTACCCCCTCCTGTGTTATTAAGTTTATTCTTGCTAGATTTGTTTCATAGTTCTTTATCTGAGATATTTCATCATAAAAACTATCAGTTATATGTAATATCCTTTTTGCCCCAATAAAAGCTCCATTGCAAATATAATTTGCGGTCTGTACCTTATATTTAAAGTCAACGGTTAGTTCAACACCTTTTGCCCTTATATCAAGCAAAGTATTTTTTATGCTGTTTCTTAGATAACTGGGTAGTCTTTTATTCAGAATTAGATATAAAGTGCCACCTTTGGTTTCAAAATTTTCTTTGATTAGATTATTACTTCCAAAACTTCCTTTAAAAACATTTAAACCATTTATATTATGACTTCCAGTAGTTTTTTTTACTCCTTCTTCAAATATGAATATATTTTGTTCGAGATCTTCTACAATAATTTTCAATACATTTAACAAAGTTTCAAAAGTAGCGTTTTTAGTCTGTGAAGCAAGTTCTGCCAGTATTCTCTGCCTATAAATGTTATCATTTTCCCTGTTTTTTCTTTTCAAATTAAAAGTATTTCCAAATTTATCTAAAACATAACCTTTCGCTTTTAAAATATCCAAACTTTCAAGCAATTCATATAAGCTTTGACTTGCCTGTCTTATTTCCTCAAGATATATTTCAAGCAAAAAATAGTTATTACTTTCATTGTCTCTACGATACATATGAGGGAATCTGCTTATTACTTTGTTCGTGTATTCTTTACTGTCCTTATACATAAAGCACCTCGATATTGTCTTCGTTTATTTGGAATTTCTGCCCTATCGGTATAGAAAATACTTTATCAAAATTATATTCTGCAACATTCGAATTTTCCGTTCCCATTTTTAGGCTTATTTCCCTTAAGTCATCAATACCCAAAACTTCAGAATAAACTTTAACGTAAGATATACCTTCTCCACTTTTTAGATTATTTATATATTTCAATACTTCCTGTTTTATTAATGGTGTCCAACGATTATCTTTTTCATCTTCATTTTTTACCTTTTTTACTTCAACTTTTATTCTGAATCCGTTGTATTTAATTAAATTGTAAATTATTTTTCTTTTAAAGGAATCCCTTTTAAGTTCCTTTTCCATTGATTGAGCATTGCTGTCTTTTAAAGTCAAAATTCCATCAGCTTTCAAATCCAATATTGTTTCAAAAATATTGTCGTTAGTCGTTCCATCAATAAATACTTTTATTGTTCCGGGATCAGTTGAAGGATTTGTCTCGGGATCTAAAATTATACAATCCTTAACATTTTCCAATGCCATAAGTCCATTGTATAAAGCTTCATGTATTGCTGTTTTTTTTGTGGTTTGCTGTTTTTTCAGTCTTGCCCTATATACGCTGTCCTGTTCGCTATTTTCTCCACCCTCTATGTTTGTATCATTTGTTATTTTCTTTATACCCTGATATTCAAATTCAAATTCAACATCTGTTGAAATATTATATTCACTTCCAAGATTTATCGCCTGTATAAATGCCATTTTTGAATAATCCCCAGTTGTTTCCAACGTATCTAAGACAACATTATTAAGTATTACATATTCCTTTTCTGCATATTTTATTACTGTCTGTGAAGGTATGGCTAAATTCTGATTTCCTATTATCTTTACCTGTCCTGTTGCAAATTGACCTGGTTTTCTAGGTGTTCTTAAAAGTGTTCCGAAGTAATCGAGATATATTCCAGTTGCAGTATTAATGTTCATCTGATTACTTAAAAGCAGCAAGTCTTCCCACACTTCTTTCAATTCGTAACTTATAGCTTCTGAGTGTATTCCTTCCGGGGTATTAAAATCTAAGATATAGCTATTGTCCTGTAATCTTACTCTGTATCTGTCCTGTATATCATTTACAATGCTTTGGAAATCTTTTATTTTAAACCCTTCTTCTGTTACTCCAAACATCAATTAACCCTCCCTTTCTAAAAATTCAAAATTTCCCCTGTTTTTAGAAGTATTTCAACCTCAAAAATTGTTTCTCTTATTTGAGATTCAATATTAAATTTCTGTAACATTTCCCCTATCTGCCCAGCATGTTCAGCTCTGTTAATCCAGTACAGTCCTTCATTTTTATGTAAGAACCATTCTTCAGAAAATAACCGCAGCTTATTTTCAAGCCTAAGCCTTATTTTTTCCAATGGTTTTGACAAATCAATATTTTTTTTCAGGGAAACATCAATCATTTTATCTTTTTCTATTGTCTGCCAACTCTGATTTGATTCCATTTATTCCCCCTTTTAATCAATAGGAACACCCCCGTTAGTATGATTAAGGAATGATTTTCCACTTGCTGTTAAATCAGCGTTTGTTGTTATATCTTTTCCTACATCCAAACTTCCTAAAATCGTTGTATTCCCATTAAGTTTTATGTTAGGAGCTGTTATTTCAACTTCTCCTGAATTCATTCTTATGATATTTCCGCCATAAACAATGTAAAAATCATTCCCATATAGACCATTTTCACTGTCTGAAGTTATTTGGCCAATAACAATTGCATTATTAATATCAAATTTTGTTTCATATTCAGGCTCAATAGGATCATTTGAATTTCTTGCAAAAAAAGTTTCATGCTGACAGAAACCAACTATAACTTTATCCCCTTTTGATAAAGGAGCATTTACTTTACAAGATTTTCCCCAGAATATTGGAGCTATAGGAACATCCTCAATTACTGGAACTTCATCTCTTTTCCCCATTACTTCCGGAATATCGAGTAATTGGATGTCACACATCATTTTTGTATTATCCACCTTTTCAATCCTTGCAATTGCTATTGTGTTTATTGAGTTTATTTTTTCATCAGTTAGTCCCTCTATTATTTCTCCTACCGTTTTTCTTCTCATTATTTTTTAACTCCATATGTATTTTTAATTCTTTCCCAGTCATTATCTTTTTTTCCCGTTTTCTTACTAACGTTTTTTTTACTATTCTTAGCTTTGCCTTTTTTTCCCTTCTTTTCTTTTTTCTTCGAGGCATTCTTATTTTTTCCACTGGAATTTGTGACTATTTCAATAACTTTTTCATTCTCTTTTTCTTCAAGTTTTGTTTTTATCTCTATTTCTGTGTATGCTTCCTGATTGAATTTCATAGTATGTTTTCCTTTTATTATTAAATACTCTCCTTTTATTTCTATTCCCTCAAATTCCTCTTTCAAGTCGATTTTTAGTTTATAACCTTCCTTGAGCCTATGGTCTATGACGCTTTTTAATGTATAGCCATCCTGATTTGAGGTTATATCCATAAAAAGATTAGGATCAAATTCAATAATTCCCAGATTCACATCATTTGATTTTTGAAAATATACAACTCCATCTTTTATGAAAAATATACTTTCACAATCTTTAGCTATTGTTTTAAATATACTTTTTACATTGTTATTTAAGGTTTTTCCATTTTCATAAACTACATCTTTTGTTAATTCAATTTTTCCAACTTTCAATTTATCCAGTTTTGAAATAATTAGATGTATTATAGTACTCGCCTTAGTTTTTCTTCCC